TTATTCTTTTGAGCATTGTCGACCGAGCTCGCATTAGGATTTATTTTTGAAGTAGATGGTCGACCAGTGTTAGCATTTGTACCATAACTTAAACCAAGTTTTGATAAGAAGTCAGCGCGATTGGATGGTAGGTTAGGCGCACCATCATCTAAGTTAGGTGCTCCACCTTTATTTACAGTCCCATCAGCTGTTGTACAAACGCCATACTCTGATGGATCTTTGCTTGAAGGATTACCATCGCCTTCTGTTTTATCTGGTGGAGCAGGACTAGCAGCAGGTGGAGCAGTGCCAAAACCGAAAGAAGATGCAGCAGCATCAGCATAAGGATTAGTTTGAGTTGTAGCAGGTGGCGCTCCTGGCAGCGCTGAACCTGCAGGAGCATTCGGAAATGATACTTGTCCAGAACTATTATATGTTACGCCAGCCATTTAATTCCTATTTGTTATAATCAGGTAATGCTGAACGATGCAGCGAACCAAGAACAATTGGTATTTGTTTTGTATGCGGATCTAACCAAAAACCAATTACTGTACTTGCTGGGTGATAATTAACCGATTCACCAATACCATTTAATGATGGAGAATTATTCATTATACAATGCCCCCATGGCAAATCTTTATCGTCAATCGGTGTTGGTCCAACATTGTGATGACCATGAACCATCAATTTTACTTTACCAGCTCCACCATCGGGATCTTGAATATCACGAACTTCTGCCGTGAACATTTCCATATGAGAACCGAGTGAATTTTGTGTCATTATACTCCCTCCTGATATGCACCCTTTAAGCATTCTAAATTTGTTACATGGCGAGGTCTTACATCTGGGCGTCGGACTTCATGGTGCGTTTTAGCAATAAGCCAACGACCACTCATCTGTGGTTCTGTATCAATTGAACCAGTCTCGCCTGTTATTTTAGGAACATTAGCAGTGATCGTTTTTCCAGGCTCCAAATTAGGATCGCCTATAACAGTCATCTGCATAAGCTGTTCTTGCATCGCTGCCATGTTCAATTGTTTATATGGAATCGATGCAGGAACAAAACTTTTACCTACATTAATCGCCTGATTGGGATTAACAACTCGATGAATTGTTCTGTTCGCATTCGGAAACAAAGATAAGAATGAAGCGAGTGTTGTAATCAAACCATCACCAAGATTTGTTAATTCGTTCTGTTGTGGTTTAAAATCGTTACTTACGTATTTATGAGTGTGTGGGTCATAGGTTGTAACACGCTGATTGATAACACCCGCATGAATACGATTCATAGCATCCATATTCTGTTTAACCTGCCAAGAAAGTATATTATCATCAATGGTATTGTTAATCGAATGACCGATAGTATTATCCTGTTTAAATGTTTTTACGTCACCCTGATTAAGCATGTATTCTAATGATTGGAAATAAAACCCTTTCCAAGTTTGCCAGAACATATAATTTGAACCTTTGCTCTGAGCTGAGACAGCTTCATTACGTAGGTTTTCAATAGCATGAAAAGATGGCATATTAGGAACAACGAACTTACGATTACCCTTGGTAGGCTCTGTGAAAATAGGTAACTGGCTATTATGAAAGTTTTGATGAATATCAGATACGATCTGATCGATTGTCGTATTGTAAGCTTTTTGAACCTGATTACCCTGACCTGTCAATGCCTCGCGCGAAACGCATTCGAGCTTATAGGTTTTGGATTTCATAGCACCTTCAATTCCCATATCCTGAACTTGATTCAAATGGAACTGATAGGATACTGAAGCGCCATTCGGAGTGCTATATGATAGGCTAACTGTTTCATCGCCAGCTATTTTAAGATTACCAAGATAGTCTTTATCGTCTAGTACTTCAATCGTTGCTAGTACTGCAGGAGCAAAAATTGATTCGAAGATATCGAGCGAAAGGAATTGTGGTGCTGCTTGCCAAGGTCCAGATCTTGGAGAGTTAATAGTTAAATCATTTACAAGGAAATCGCCTGGATTTTGTGCCATATTATTTCAACAAATTCTTTACGTTGTTAACATACTTTGGAACATATTGTGGTTGCATTACAAGGATAGTTTTATTACCTTCATTCTTTTCATTCTCAATATCATAATTATAAACAGGTGTCCAATAAACAAGCTCGTCATTTTGAAGAGTATTTGCGAGATAACTGAACGCTGTAATAGTTACGTTCGATTGGCTTTGCTGACCATACAAATAGCCAGATGACGTGTTGATAACATTTTGAGTGTGTTGAACTATAACTGTTGAAGAGTTAGATTGAACAACCTGACCCGTTCCAGTTCCGTTAATGTTAACAATCTCATTAACAATAAAATTAGAGCTACCCGTGTAATTGTAGGAAACGATTTGATTGGTTGAAACTGTCCAATCCTCCTGCACGCGCGAGTAGGATATAGGAATTCCAGCTGGAGAAAAATTCGGTGACCAGTATTTTATTCTATTTGGATTTCCAGCAATTTCAGTGGCATATGCTGATGGGTTGAGAGAAGGCTGATCAACCCAGTTGTTTCTCCAAAATGCAATCGTTTGTGTCGCATTTGCCAACGAACCATACTTCAATTCTATAAAAGAATTAAATTGATCTTGTGTTAAATACCAATCATAATAGGGGTCAATGATATTGTTTGTAAGATATAAAACCCAGCTAGAATATGGATCACTGTAATTGGTATAAGCGATTTGATCGGCTCTATCGCCTTCAGTAATATCTAATGGATAATAAAGATAAGGATTAATCTGAATGTTTTGAAGAGTAACAACACGCTCTGTAATATCAACGACAGCCGTATTGCTGGTGCTATTACCATATTGAATCGTGTTAAAGTTTTTAAAGTAAGTTTGAGTTGCCATTTAATTACCTTACTAAAATATCGATTTCAATGCATTACCAATCGAAGATCCAAACGTTGAAAGATCGACTGTACGCCCATTGAGACCAAAATCGCTTGAAAGCCAGTATTCGATTTCCATAACACCTAAGCGAATTTGAACTTCTGTTGGAGCTGGCGACGCTGCTGAACCAAAGAACGATGGCTGACCTGATGGAGCAAAGTTAATATCAAAGCTTTCGATAACAGCTGGCTTAAATACGTAAGTAAAATAACCACCATTATTAACACTAACTGAAATTTGAACTATATTTGGATACGTCAAAAGCGAACCACCAAGAGCATTGTTTTTATCGGGTAACATATTTGCTCTAAACGTATTGATGATCTGATTTAGCTGTTGCGATTCTGTTTCGTTGCTTGGTGAAAGCTTCCATTCAAGCGCATGTTGTTTAAATGCAGGTTGTTTAAACATAACCGTAAGGAACGGATTCAAAGCAGCACCTTGAGATTGTAATGCAACAGAAGCCTGTTGGCTTGAAGCTAAATTTTGCGCCGTTTGCCCCGCTGCGGTGAAACCTGCTATACCCTCAGCTAAACCTGCAGCCCCGCGACCTTGTTGTAAGCTATTAACCGCAGCGCCTGTTAAAAGGCTAAGACTCTCAGCTGAGTATTGAACATGCTGGCTATCGACCATAGAGTTCGGAAGCGGAAGGCGAATAGTTCCTTGATCGGTATAATAAACATTTTGCTGTGTCAATGATGGCATATTATATTGATAGAACGAGAAGGACATCCAAAATGGTTGCTTTTCCAAATCGTATGGGAACCGCATTTGACCGCTGGTCAGCGTAGCTACAGTCGTACTAGTGCTAGCGCCAGTTGGTAAACTGGTTGAGCTAGCAGTTTTAGTCGTTGATGTAGATGGAGCTTGACCTGCTGCTTTAGCATTCTGCGCGGCTATCATTGCATTGGTTATTCCAGGCATTAAACGTCCTTGCTAAATATCTTTTTATTATTTATAGGCTGCTATGAAAACGAATAAAGGCTATTTTAAACCACGCAATCCTGCAAAATATAGAGGCAATCCCTCGAATATTATTTATCGGTCAGGATGGGAATTGAAATTGATGCTTTGGTTAGATGGCAAATCAGATGTAATCAACTGGGGATCTGAGGAAGTTGTTATCCCTTATCGCTCGCCGATTGATGGTCGGCTGCATAGATATTTCGTTGACTTCATCGTAACAACCATAAATAAAGAAGGTATAAAAGAAACAACGTTGATCGAAGTAAAACCAGCGGCGCAAACCAAGCCACCTGTTCTTAAAGAAGGAACAAACCCAAGGAATCGTAAGTATATAAGTGAAGTTATGACTTGGGGTGTTAATGAGGCAAAGTGGAAAGCTGCTACTGAATACTGTAAAGATCGAGGCTGGAAGTTTCAGATATTTACTGAAAAAGAGTTAGGAATTACCTTTTAATGGCATCACTATTCGCAGACACATTAGCGCAAGCTTCAGCAAACCAGCTTAAAACAGGTACAAAAGAAGCCATTGACTGGTTTCGTAAACAAGCTTTATCGGTTAAGAAAGTTGATCGCCAGCAAATCCTCGGGCAGAATATGCCGTTCAAACGCCAACAGATGCTCAGCGAAAAGAGCATTGGCAAAATGTATATGTTCGTCTATGATGCTAAAACAAAGAACCTTCCTTACTTTGATGCGTTTCCGCTAGTGTTTCCTATCGAGTTTTATGGCGATAGCTTCCTTGGTATCAATCTACATTATCTACCGCCAAAGACAAGAGCTCTGCTGATGGACGCTCTCTATACGCTGATAAATAATCAAAAGTATGATCAAACGACTCTATTGAAAATGTCATATCAGATATTGAATAGAGCTGGTCGTTTTAAATGGTTCAAACCCTGTTTGAAGAAGTATTTGTTCAGTCAGGTTGGATCGCCTTTCATTTATATTTCGCCAGACGAATGGGACTTTGCTTTGATGTTACCGACTGAAAACTTCCAAGGCGCAAGCAAACAAAAAGTCTTTAAA